ATCAGCGATGTAGAGCTTGGCCGCTGCTGAGTCGTAGCGCATCTGGCCGGTATCAGTCGGGGCTGTATGCTCCGTTCCGTCGGCATCGTAGTAGACGCGGCCCATGCCTTCAGGGGTTCGCAGCATCTCCCACCAAACAGTGTCTGCCGGCGTCGCGTCTGGAGTGTTTCCTTCGTTAGAATCCTGTAAAGACCGGTACAGCACGCCTTCATACTGAATCACATCATCTGCCGCGAACGCCACGTTTGCCGCCCATGTATCTGGGGATGCACCTCCGATGACCGTGGTGTCACCATTTGCGTCAAAAGCCATGAACGTACCGGCCCGCGTGGCCGCTGGCGGCAGTTCCATGCTTGGGGCGGCATCTACTGCCGGGGCCTGCACAACGCGGTCAATCTGGTCCTGCTGTGACTGGCTCATGAAAGACAAGCGGTCAATAGCAGATGTGAACTCAGATGCGGGGAACGGTTCGTTCTCAGTAAAGTCAAACGTATTCGTGTTCGGGGTCTGGCGAATTATGGTTATCTGCGACCCTGTAAGCGCGAACGATCCGTCAATCGTTACTGTTCGGCCCGACACTGAGTAGTCAGTAGCCGCCGATAGCTCCTGCTCTACATCGTTGGAGTCAAGCAAGAACACCCGAAGGTCTATGGCATCTCCTACCGAGTCCAGCTCTAGGTCCATCGCCCCACTGCCGGTCGTTGGGATTGATATCGCCTGCCCCGCTCCGGTGAAACTTACGGAATACCGTGTGTTTGTGTTTTCAGTTGCCATACTTCCTCACTTTACAAAGCACTATTCGTCTCCCATAAGCGTGAACACGCCTCCGGTAATCGCTGTTGAAATCCCCTGAACCATATCATACTCTCCACCAACCATGCCATCGATTGCTTTAATTACTCTCTTTGGCGCTATATAGGGCACACCTAGAGTGATAGCTGCCCCCTCGACAAGCGCGTCTATAGCGAACCGCGCCTCCCCCTCGCTCAAATCGCCCTTTGCAACCTCAATCCCGGCCCTAGCAATTGTTCCCACTGCCGCGAATGCTGACAAGGCGGGTTGTTCCGGCGTGAACCCCTGCATCTGCGAGAAGATAATCGGCCCCGCAACAGGCACTGAGTTAATCATCTGAGAGAATACAAGGTTGATCGTATCTTCGGGGTCTTCTGTGTCAGGCAGCGCCTGTCTGTTGGTAAGCGCCCAGATGAGGTACGAAGATATCCCAATGGCAATGAGCGATCCCATCCGCTGCCTGCGGAACTGTTTCTTTGAGTATCCAGACGGGATGTCATACGTCGCCATATTCCATATCTGGTTGAGCTGGTTGGAGAACTGCGTGAACAGATAGAACGTAGGGTTCTTGAATATCGAGCTTGTTTCAGCAGCGCCACCAACGGGCTGAGTTCTGTTTGTAACGTTCTGCGCCATCTGAGACGCCTCACTCGGGGAGTACAACTGCATACCGTTTTCGTCAGTTCGGGAGATAACGTTCTGGTACACCGCCTCCTCGCCGATTGCTTTCACATGCAAGTCAATGACTCGAATGAGCTTTGTACCCCAGTCAGCGAGATTCTTCTTGAGCTTTGACACGTCGCTCCGTTCCAGCAAGTCCATCATGCGGTCGAAGTCTCGGTCCATCTTCAAGTCCCACAGCTCTGGGTTGCGGGCGATTGCTTTCTCCATGAATCCCTTATGGTCACGGGCCATCTCTGCCGCCGCCGCCATCAGGTTCCCCGGCCCCGCATCTGAGAGGTAGAAGGCTAGCGATGGAGCCTGCTTGAGCACAGTCACGAAGTTCGCCGCTAAGTACGCTACCGCCGCCCCAGACCTGCCTATCTTGGCAATCTTGCCTATCTCGCCGTCAATCTTCATGGCCTGTGGCGATATAACCCCCTCGCTGACGTATCTGTCTAGCTCAGTCAGGATAGACTTGCCGCTCGGGGCCCCGCGCTCAATCCTCTGCCGCCACTCAAAACCAGCATTGTTGCGCAAGAATGCAGACATAATGTTCTGCCAGTCTCGGTGGGCCATGTAGTGTTCCTGCTTGTCTGACGTAACCCGCCATGTATCGAACAGGCCAAGATTTATTGGGCGGCGATGCTCGAGCTTGATGTTCTTGATGCGGTCTATCGTCATCCCTCGATCAAGGCCCGCGCGCTTCATGCCAGACCGAACAAGGATCTCCTCTCTAAGCTGCTTTTCGTGTACCTCAGTGTTGCGCCCACGGACAACAATCGGGGTGTAGTTGGCCTCGTACCCGAGGATCATGTTTTCAAACAGTCCGGTAGCCTGTTCCAGACGATCATATTCATTCTGGTACTCGGCAATTATGACATCAACAAGTGCTGCGAACTGCGGGTCTATGCTGTCTATGAGCGCCTGATACTCCCTCTCTAGTTCCTGAGATGCGTTGAAGATTACGGCGTCCCGCTGCGTCAGCCCTTCCTTTGTGAGCTTATTCGGGTCAATCAAACCCTGTTGGCGCAGCCTGTCAAGGATGTAGTCTCGCCCGTTTCCAAGAATGATCGCCGACCGCTTCTCGGGGTTTCGGAACCCAGCGGCAATATCGAGCGCCGCGTCAAGGGTGTAAGAAGTCCCCATAACTTGCCCCTGCTCTGCCCCGAGCTGGCTTGACAAGCGCTTCATCATGTCTTGCTCTGATTTGAAATCGAATCCCAATTCGTTTATGCGCTCTAGTAGCCAAACCTGTCTACGGCGAATGTTTGTCAACTTCTTGTTGTTATTCTCTTTCGCCTGCCAGTAGAACAACCGACTATGGAACCCTTCAAATCCAGCCCCGCCGTCGAGCATGTCAACAATCCGCTGTGATCGTAGGGTTGAACGATACGCATCTCTGAGGTTCAGCCTCTTGCTAAGTCCCTCTGGTTCTGGCGCAGCCGGTTCATTCGGAAGCTCAAAGGCAAGCTCGCCCATAGCTTCTGCGATGAGGTTGTTTATGTATGACTCTTTCGCATCTCTGCGCGCTTTGAGCTTAGCGCGGCCTTCCTGTCGTAGCCGGTTCACTTCCTCATACAGTGTTTCAAGTGCTTCGAGGCTAAGGTCGCCCGAGTCTTCGCCCAGAACATCCCTGTCTTTCTTTGGGAGTAAGTCAAACATTTCAGGTCGGGTGGCTTGCAACTCTTTGATTGCTGCTGCTTTAGCCGTCTTATAGTTCGGAGTGAACCGGCGCACCTCTTCGGCTCGGGCGCGCTCTTCTTCAGTCGCGAACTCGCTCACTTCATATCTGTCATCTAGCAAGAGAGCAAGGTTCTTGATCTGGCGCAATTCATCCACATTGATAGTCGAAAGGTTGGACCACCGGGTGATGCGACTGCGAATCGTCTTGGCCCGCTTCAAGATACGCTTGGTTAGCTGCGTTCTCTTGCGCGCTGCCCGCGCTCGCTCGATCGCCTTGTTAAGCGCGCGGTGTTCTTTCTTGACTTCTTCCAGCCCCGCAATCTCGGCGGTCAGGTTCTTGACCCGCTCATTGAAGTTCGACCTGAACTCGGCCTCTTCTTTTTCGCTGAATGGCTTGCCCATCTCCTCGCGCTGTAGCGCCCTGTTTATCTCAGTCAGCATGTACTGAATTGAGCGCCGGTCTTTGGCGGTTACGTTGGCCGCCGTGTCTAGGGCGATGATGGCGCTCTTCATGCGGTTCATCGTGCTGCGTCGCTGCGAGTCCAGCTCGCCTATTCGCTTGTCCTGCTCTTTCACAAGCCGGTCTACAGACTTTATCGTGGTGTTCCTTCGGCGGGCTTCTTGAAATCCGCGATCTGTTCTTATCTTGCCCACGTACTTTGACAAGTCGTCGTTTGTCATCTTGGCAATCGGGGTCTCGGCCCTCGCGTCAGCTTCGCCCGATACCTGCGCCCTCATTCTCTCTCGACGGAGTTTCCTGCGCTCAAGGTCAAGTCGCCGATCATCGGCGGTTATCCCCGCCTCTTTCCGTGCAACGGCAATGCCAGCGGCGTCCGTGCGCTGGTACATCTGCTGCGGAAGATATTGGTTGTAGTAGATTCGGCGTACTTCCGTCGCATTGTTAAGCAAGTGCGTCCGTATGTGCTTGCGAGCCGCGTCTGTCATCGGGTTGTTTCTGCTGAACACCCGCATGTATACGTCGGGGGTTGACCACAGCCCTGCCCGAACCATATCGGTTATATCATATATAGTCTCGTCGCTGAGACCGTTGACCCACCGTTGATTGCCGTCATTAAGGCCGGTGACGTTTGCCGCGTGCCAGATGTCTTCGAGGTAAATGGCGTCATGTTCGCCGTCCATCATCTCAAGGCCGATGAAATCTTCAAGAGTCTCTTGCCTCGCGGACTCATACAAGGCTGCGTTGTTGGTCTCTTGCGCGGCCTCCGCCGCCCTGCGAACAAGCTCTTTTCTGGCCCACTTGGTCCCGATGTACTCCTCTAGCACCTGTGATGGGACAGGCTCAAACGACTCGACGGCACGACGCACGCTTTCCTCTCGGTCTGCTGGCTGAAACAGCTCTACGTCGGCGCTTGGCTCTGAATCTTCAAAATCATCGGTTTCCTGAATTGTATCACTTGCTTCGTCTACTGCCTGTGTGGACTCATACTCGCTCTCTTGGAACATAGAGTCAAAGAGCGCTTCCATCTCGGGGGACAGCTTTTGCCCCCCCTTGATAATCTCAATAGTCTTGGCTACGAACTGTTTGAAGTAATTGAACACGCTAGCGAGTGGCCCGCTGAACTCTTGCCGATTGTTGATCCACTGGAAGTACGCTTCTACGAACTTCTCATGAGTTCCGACCTGCCACTTGTCTACGTTTGTAGATGCCTCGCCAGCCCATCTAGCAACAACCGCCCGCTCGTTATCTGAGAGAGTCCACACAAACATATGGCCCATCTCGTGCATCATGCTAGAAAAGTCTGCGTCATCGGCGAACCGTAACACTCGCTTGCCCTGATTGATGCGCATAGACGCGCGCTTCTCAACCTTGCGGAGATCGGCGTTAACGTCGCTGCCCATCTCGACAACAGCCCCCCCGAATGTATCAGTGACATACTGCCGTAGGGTCGTCCCGTGCCTTGATGCCGCGAACTGCATCATCTCAACGAACATGTCCACTTCACGCCCATCGAATATGTCGGGCCCATACGCTTGGCGAAAGTTCTCTTTGATTAACTCTATGACACCGTGCTCAATGTTCTGGTCAACTTTCTCAATGGTGTCTCGGGCATACTTCTCTGCTGGCTTTGACCACGTCTGCTGCCGGTCGAAGATGGCATCTGCTAGCGCGTTCTTTGTAGCCTCTCTGTCTTGCAGTCTCGCGGATATCTCGTCGATCTCTTCCTGTCTAGCGGCAACCTGCTCTTCAAGCTCTGCAACACCGCCCTCATCGGCCTCTACTTCGTTCCCGCTTTCCTGATTTGTCTGCCCCGCCTCAGCAATCTGCGCATTGAGATTAGCAACGTCTTCTTCAAGGGCCGAAAGTAGCGCCCGGTCTCTGTCGAGGATCTCGTTAATGACCCGCAACTCGGGCTCACGGTCCTCTAGCGCTCGCTTGATCTCTGCCTGACTCGGGTCAGTTTCATCTATTTCAATGATGGCTTCAGGCTCAATCTCGTATATTCGCGACATAATCTTGTCTGCCGCTGATATGACCGCAATGCGGTTCGCTTCATTGCCATCGAACAAGCGGTTCGTTTCTGAGCCTGAGAACGTGAATGTGTTCCCGTCACGCTCCACGCCGAACGTACCGGCAACCTGCCCCCTGAATGATGCAGTGTAACCACCTTCAGACTCAGCTACTTCTACCTCATCGGGGGACACTTCAACCTGCTGCGCAACCTTCTCGGCCTCTTGCTGTATACGCTCTGAGTCATTTGATTCTAGAGCTTCTGCCAAAGACGACAGGTCTACTTCCTCTCCCACTGTCTCCCGAATCTTCTCTGTAGCAGCCCTAACCTGCCCGCTCCGCGTTCGGCTCTCGCGCATCTCCCTAAATGATCCCGGGACTCCGAGAACGCCGGTAGCCAGCGCCGTGTCTATCGCGACCTCGCGCATCTGACGGTAGAAATCACCGATCTCTTGCTTATCAATCATTGTCCCGAACCGGGAGTTGTTGACCTCTACGGCGGTGTTGTACGCCATGTAGTCAATTGATTCTTGGGCAAGTTCCTGAACGACTTCGGTGCCAACGTTGGTCCCATATGTCCTCAGAAACCCTAGCCCGATTGCCGCCGCCGTCCCGCGCTGTGCATGTCCTCGGAGTGTCCGTCCGATGGCCGCTCTAAAGGCCCGCTTCGTCAGCGCGCCTCCGGTGAGGGTGTCTAGCTGGAATGCTTCAATAAGTCCGTTGAGCGCGCCAGCCCCGAGGGATAATGCTCTCGCCGTCCCGACATCCATCCGGTTCCCGTCTTCGTCCTCAGCCTCCATCATCTGATAGAAGGATAGGCCAGCCATAATGCGCGATGACTGCACGAAAGACCCGGCTATCTGCCCCGCTCGTCTTGCGATAACCGCCGCTGCTACCGGAGCACCTACCCCCGACGTAGCAAGGGCACCGATTGCAGCCCCTGTAGCGACGCCTGCTACCGCACCTTTAGCGGACTCGAAGAGGAACGGGAGCATCTGCCCCACGGCCCCTGATGTCCGCTGTAGTATGCCGCGAGGCTGTGGCTCGTCTACCTTCTGAGCGTCTAGCTCGGCGGCTCGCTCCATTGCGGCGCGAATGGCTGACGATGTGTTAGCCACAAGCGCGCTAGAGAGCGTCTTGCCTATCTCCACATCGAGCCTCATATTCCGTCGCGACGTGTCGAGTGCGTTGATAATCCCCACGATGCCTGTGCCGAATGACCCCATGTCGCCGTAGAAGTCCTCTATCTCGCGGTCAAGGTTTGGGAACACGGCTGACACATGCCGCCCCTGAACCCCGGCAATGTACTGAGCCATCTCTAGGCGAGCTTGGAAGTCCCGCTGCCCACTGTTAACCCGCTGCCGTTCAAGGAACTCCATCTCTGTTCTGCTCAGGTAGTTCACTGATGCAAGTTCTGTAGGGCCGGTGCCCGGCGTGTGCTCGCGCTGTGATGGCAAATCAAGCGATGGCGGCGCCCCCAAACTCGGGATTGCGGATTCTTCATTCTGCGGCGGGGGCGGGGCTGCTTGTCGTTCTGCGAGGGGCGTTGATGGTGCGCCGGTTATCATGTCTGACATTACCGACTCCCGGGAATTCTCACGCCCATGACCGAAGCCCCTGCCCCATCTTCCGTGGTTGGTGTTGTATCGATCGGAACCCCCATGACAGACCTCTGTGTCTGCGGCGGCGGGACGTCGGCCCTAATGCCGCCATCGAGAAGTATCTGCCTGAGACGCGAACTCTGAGGCAGTTCATTTACTGGCATGAACGTATCATTCGTAGAATCATAAAGCGCCATCGTCGGCTGACCACGTCCATTCTCAGTTGGGAGGTACGTTATGGCCATGCGCGGTTCCCCGTTCTCTTGAAAGACATACCTGCTCCGCTGGTCCCCGGTGAACACCGCTGCCGACATATCAATGCCTATATCCTGCGGCCTGTACACTGCGTAGGGCTGCACTCCGTTTGCCGCCGTCCCGATTCTCACAGGAGGCGTTGCAAAAGAATACTCTAACGCCCTCCCGATAGACTGCCCTGCCTGCACGAATAGCTGCGGGTCTTGGTGAAAGAGCGCTTCGGGGGATACCTGAATGCCATCTGCTTCGCTGAAATCAATGATGCCATCTTGCAGATTACGCAACTGTGTATTTAGGTCGCCCAGATTTATTCTCTCAAGCACAGCCCCGGGGACAGCATGGTACGCGGTTGCAAAGTCCTCTGACGTTACACGTTCCGCGCCGAGTCTATTAGCAAGGGCTACCGTCAATTGGTCTGCCATGCCCCCGTTTCGCAGCGCGGCAAGGGCCTGTTGATCTGTTCCTGCGCTTGTCCACAGGGTTAGCGCTAGATCATTCAGCTCTACTTCAATCTGCTCTTTTTCTGGGTTGTCGTCTGGGACGAAGTCCATCATGGCAGCTGGGAGGTCTGAGAAGTAAGTCTCTGTTTGCCTGAACTCTTCCATCCGCTGACGCGAACTGCGATAGTTGTCCAGAATGCCGCTTATGTCGCCCGAAAATACGGGGACAACCTCGGTGCCGTTCTGAGTCTCTATCTCCATTGTGGCATTGTTCAGAATGGCTAAAGCACGGTCGTCAAACGTCGTTGGGGAAATCGATACATCCTGTGCTAACTGATTAAGTGCAGCATACGCCGCTCGTTCAGCGTTTGCCCTGCTGCCTGCGGTGGCCCCATCTTGCATCTCGAGCAAGTGGCCTCTGATATATGCCAAATGCCTGATTGCGGAGTCCGATGTATTGCCGGAATTAGCTAGTGTGCTCTCTACTTGGTCGTAGTAGCCCCACGACAGAACCCCATCTGATATAAGCGACTCTGTCTCGGCAGCGACATTCCTAACTTCCTCGGTCCACACGCGGTCCCTTCTGCGGAAGAAGTCGGAGGCCATCTGCTCGTAACTGTTTGATACGGCGGATACCTGCGCAGGACTCATATCAGCAAGCATTGCAGCATCGGTCTCTGATGAAACAAACTCGCTTATGGCTTCGGCGTCGCCAGATTCAAGGGCAGAAAGGAACTCGGCTGACCGGCGCTCTCCGCTCTGAGTAAGCAATTCATACGCTATGTTCTTCCCAAGACTCAGGGGCGCGAGCTGTGCGTTGGCCTCAACCATTGCCTGAAGCTCTCGCGTGCCGATTAGTCCCTGCCCCGCTGCTTGCTCTGCTAGACGGTTGGCCTCAGCAAGATTCCCGTTTGCACGCGCGGTTTCTACAAGCTGCGTGTAGTTCGCTCTCAAGAACTGTACGGAATCCTGCACGCTACGCAGCATGGTGTCAGCCTCTGCTTTGGCAAACATGCGCTGTAGCTGGTTCCCTACTTGGCCTCTAGCAATAACCCCAACTCGGCCCTGAGCGGCCTCGGTAATCTGCTCTCGTGCGGCGGCAAATACAGCGGGCTGATACTCGGCGGCGAAGTTTGCGGCAATGGCTTGCACGTCGGCGGCGGTCATCTCACTAAAGTCAATTGCTCCCGGGTCAATCGCCCAGTTGCCGTTCTCGTCTAAAGATGCTCGCAGCCCCTCGGCTACTTCTGTGTGATTAACACCTTCGGTTACGCCCTGCTGCCGGATCATCTCGTTCTCTAGGCGAACCTGAGCCATGACGCCTGTAACGCGCTCAGCAAGCGCAAGCCCTGTCTGGACGAGCCCCTGATTAAACTGCTCTTCTCTCTTTGCTATCGCCATCTGAGCCGACAAGTCTCTCTGCGCCCCTACATTCGTAGTCAGGAACTGGCCGTTTTGCTCCATCTGCATTTGCCGTGAAGCATCGAATAGCGGAACCCCAGACCCTTGAGCGGCTTGTCCAATGTTTATTGCCATTACGTCACCGTCCTAGAGAAGATGTTTCCGAGGAACGATCCGGTCTGCGTCCCCAGTTTGAGGCTTGCTCCTCCGGTGAATGGCATCCCCGCCACGCCGGCGACAAACCCGGCCATAGAGAACAAGTCCTGTATCTGCTGTTGCTGTTGCTGGCGGTTCGCAAGCGCGAGGTATTCATCAGCCGTTTCTCTGTCAAACTCTGCCTGCTCCTCAGCATTCATCTGAGCCTGAAAGAACTGCGAAACTCCAGTTACGCCCTGATTGAACACCTTGTCTCGCTCCATCCTGAGCATCTCAAGCCCACGGCTCACAGAAGAAAGCGTTGAGCCAGACGTGAACCCGAGCTGCTGAATGTCAACAGCGCCGTCCCCAGCCTCGGCGCGAACTTCCTCAACAAAACCGTCCAGCTTTACTTTGAGCGTGTCTAGGTACTCAACGTTGCCCTCTATGGTCTCAAGCCCGCCATCTTCTGCTAAGTCTTCTTCAAAGGTAGCTTTGTCTGTTTGCAGTTGCTCTATTTCCGCCTGAAGCGTGTCAAACAGAGCTTGGTCTGTAATGTACTCTTCGGTCCCAACAACGACCGTTTCATACTCTGGCTCTATATCGCCATATTCTTCTTCATCTTCTTCCGCAAGCCCTGCCAAAGCGCTATTAAGCCCATCGCGAGCGGCTGTTATGGCGTCATTGATGTCATCAATTTGATTCTGTGCGGCCTCGATCTCATCTGGTGATGCCCCATCCTCCCGCATCTGACGGATGGTCTCCCGCTGGTTTCTTCGCTGCAACCTAAGGCTATCTATTTGCTGTTGGTAATCAGCGGTCGCGGCGTCCCTTTCGGACTGCCGTTCAGCCCGAGAATCTTCGTCAACTCCGCGCCGTGCCTTAGACTCAGCCGTCTCCCGTTCTTCTGTTATGTCCCTCGTATCCCATAGAGCATCTTGCGCGGCCTTCTTCGCTGCTATGTCTGTATCAAACGCACTGTAGGCATCTAGCTTTGCTTGTAGGGCGTCTCTTGTTTCTGTAATAGCCGCGAGCGGGTTTGCCGAATCGAAGTCGATACCCAGCTCAGCTTTTGTAGCAAACGAACTTTTTGCGCGACTTGTCATTGCCCCTGAACGGGCAAGAGCAAGCGCAGAAGTCCCTTGTGTCTGCCTCGATATCTCGTCAAACCTAAGCAGATTGTTCCTGAGCGTGTCAGAAGCATATCCGATGTTGGTATCTGTGATGGCTGACTGGAGCCACCCGATATCAGCACGGCGCTCTTTTTCGGTGGCAGCTACTTCTGCTTGTGACGGTCCCTGATTACCAAACGCCATTACCGAACCCTCGCATACAAGTAGAAGTCGCGTTCATCGGCAGAGTACTTTCTCATGATCGCCTCCCTCTTGAATCCGTAATGCTCGACAAAGCTAATCGCCTTCTCTTTGCTAGCATCCACAACGCATTGTATACGATGTCGGGGGACCATGAAATCCATCAAGACTTCCCTTGTGATCTGCACAAACTCTCGCGGACACAATGTCATCACGTCGCTTCTAAATATGGCCCACACATCACCAACCCCCGGCCACAGTTCATGAACGCCGAAACATGCTACCGGCATCTGCTCAAAGATAGCGGTAGTTGCGGGGTGAAACTCATGCGCAATCGCAGCGTCTTCAACCTCTCCCCCAACCTTTTCTAGTGAGGACTTGGCTATCTCAACTGCGTGCTCTGCCTGATAAGGTATGAACCTGATCATCCGTACAGCTCCAGTCTCGTTGTGACACTAAGGATGTGAAACGGTGTCGGGGTGTCTGAAAATATAGACACTTGAGCATCACGGTCATGTCTGCCGAAGTAGGGGATTTCTTTGATGCCAGTGAACAGGCTTGGGCGTGCCCCCATTACAAAGTCTCCCTCCCTGAACGGCACAATCTCCTCAAACTCAGTCTCGCCAGCCTTCGCCCCAAGTGTGTCTAGGAACCTGACGAACGCTCTACTCGCGCGCTTTACTTTGTCTTGCTGCTCCTGAACCGGCAGGGTCGTAACCGTAGCTGTGAACGGCCTGCCGACAATCACCACGTCTGCATTGCGTGCGAGGCTTATCTGACCGCTTGATACCTCTCGGGGGGGGTGGGCGGCTCCATCAAGCCACACCTGCACCGTCTCTCCTTCAAGGTGATCTAGTGAACTGACTGTCTGTGGCTTCACAGTGCCGCCAGACGTATACGCAGTGAAGTTGCTGCTATCAGTGCCGTCAAGCGTAAAGTTATCGGCATCTGTAACAGTAATGGTGTACACGTTGTCGTTCAGCTCAACCGTGCCTACCACGTCCTCTACCTTCAATATGTCGCCTGTGACATATCCATGAGCGGTTACTTCAATCGACACGGGATCTGTGCCAGTGAGAGTTACCCCGACTATATCACCGGAAGTCTTACGAACGCCCGAATCAACGTACCAGAACTCATCTTGGTCTTCCTGTGAGAACGCCGTCATCTTCTCTAAGGTCCACGTTGTCGTAGCCCCAGATACAGACTTCATAAGCAGAACTACAACGTCTTCTTCGCCCTCATGTAGAATTGCAACGCTTTCAACTGTGACAGTTACATCGTCATTGCCAAATGCCATCGGGGTCCACGCAGCAAGCCCGGTAGCTTGATCGTATGAGAAAGCGAGGAGCTTACCGTTTTCAAGTAGCACCCAGATGATATCGTTCGGGGCACGCTGGTAGTGAACCTCTCTGATGTCTGCGTCGAACAAGTGGTCAGCGAAGTCATTCAAGCGCGGGGTGTTGAAGGCATCTGCCTCAAGGCTGAACTGTGCAACCCGTAGCTTTCTCTTGCTCGAATCAACGAACACAAGATATGAACCAGCGACAATGCCCTGTACGTCCGCACAGCCTGCTGCTGACAGCTTGCTCGCGCGCAGCAACCCCGACGGAACAATCGCTCCCCCCGTCCCAGACCCAGAAAGGGCATACACGCCTTCTGCTGTGCCCGCAATGATAAAGCCATTCTGTATCGTGTTCGTTGCTGCAAGCCAAAGGATATCAATGAATGCGTTGTCAAGAACCTCAAACGCATACGGGGCGGTATCGGCAGCGTTGGAATTGTTTGCATAAAAGTTGAGGTCGGTCTCTGTGGTTATGGTTGACGGGGAAGTATACGCGGCTGGCAAGAAAGCCCCTGCCTTAACTGTCAGCGTATCCCCAGATGCCGTTTCTGTAACCGTGCCAGATGAACTTGTCCAGTTGTAAGAATTTATGTGTGAGTCAAGCGCTTTTACGGCGCTGCCGAATATGGCATTGGGTTCTTCGTTTGTGCCGCCAAAGACTAGGCGCTCATCCACAGCCGAGACAGCCCCGGGTCGCTTGTTTGCTGTAGTAACGGCAAACGTTAGGTTCAGCTGTGGCGGGGCTATAGGGATAGCCGTCGGCCCAGTGAGCGCCCCCGACCCGTTATTGGTCAACCGGTACGGGCGAACATCGCGCCCCACATATACGGCGTCTAGCTTGGTTTGGACGCTCTTTATGCTTCTGGCGATGGCGCTCGTCACCGTTACTGGCGGCGTTGTATCAAGGTCTACATTCCCGTCGCTGTCATAAGACCTGATAATCTGCGAGGTAAGCAGAACGGCCCGCCCCTCATCAGATGCCATCTGGAACGACCCGAGCTTGCCGAAGTCTGATATCTCAGTGGTGTTTGTTATCGTGTCGAGCTTCTTTGTGCCCGGACGTTTGCGGGCGCTCCCGCTAGGCTGCACAAGCATGTTCGATAGAGATGCCGCGCCTTGGTTGTACTGCTGCAAATCTGTTCGCCCATACACAGATGGGGAAAGCTCCCCCGCTGAGAATGAGTTGATGATCGACTCAACCGGCATTAGAACAACCTGCTAATTTGACGCGGCGGGGCAACTGTGTTTCGTTGCGACTTAGCGTCCATCTGCAATGCAAACTGCAATGCAGTGTAGTAGTACTGATTCGCGTACTGTGATACCTGTACGTTCTGTACAAGAGAATAAGCAATCCTCTTGGCTATCGCTGCCCCTATAGCGTCAATTAAGTAGTTCGGCAGCACGGCCGGGTTTGTTTCAAGTCGAATGTAGGTGGCATAGGCGTCGTTTACATCCGTGTAGATGTTCCCGCTCTCAATGATGTACGGCTCTCCGTCTTCGACGCCCTGTGGATTGAAATAGCTTGTCTCTACGTTTACTCCAGTCGTGTTCTGCGGCCGAATATGAAGTATGCGAATGCTGTCTGATGGCTGGGAATATACGTAGCTGAACTCGGTGAAGTTGCTCGGGGACGCAAGCTGGCTCAGGGCTTTCCGTGTAATCAGCGTGCTCCACGGGTGCATCATGAACACTTCTTCCCTCGCCGGGTCGATAGCCTGCGCTGAGAGGGTCTGTGCTTTCTGTGTCCCGGTAAGAGATGTTATCGGCGGCTCCCCGAGAATGCGAAGCGCAATGTTGGCGATATCTACATTACTCGTCGCCATGTGATTCAATAGCCTCGGCTATCTTTTCTGCCTTCCACCGCTTGTCGATGTCAATGCCCCTCGCCTCAGCCTCTTTGATAAGCTCTGTCTTGTCGGGGCCAACGGCCTTGGGGCTTTTTGGCTCCTGTACCTTCGGTTCATCGAGTGGTTTGAAGTGCTTGCCGGGGTCAGCGTCGAACTCATAGATGTGACCCTTGCTACACAGCCGTGGTCGGCGCTTGTGGTCAAATGATGTTTCTATAGAAAGGTACTTCATACAATCTCCTAGAATCCGAACGTCGTTGGACCGACGAACTGCGTTGGGTCTCTTGATATTAGCATATAATTTGTTCGCGTAGATACCGATACGGCGTTACCGGTGCACTGACCAACATACGAACGCACATCAGATAACTCCGGTTGATTAAAGGGGGCAGTCAGGCGAACCCGACCACCCCCAACCTTTTAGCCCAAGTCGAGCCACACCTTGACAGCGCCAGCGGCAGAAGCGCCACCGTCGATGCCAAGACCTACGTACCGACCGTTTACCCCGATCGGGACCGGGTAGCGGTACAGCGTGCCAACCGGCGTCGCGTCTGGAATCGTAAAGCTCATGTGAGCCGTTCCGTCCAGAACCGAGGCATCTGAATCCGAGTACAGGGTCACAACCGTAGGATCAACCGTTAGTGTAGTAACCTCTACATTCAGATACAGCGGACGCCCTTCGCCGGGGTCTGCATTGGCAGCCTCAAAGTCAAGCACGTTCTCCGAAATGGTATTCGTAGCCGTGATCGTTTGCGGGCCAATGGTGAAGTACAACTGTGCATCAGTAATAGCCATACATCTCCTCCTTAGGTCAGCGCCGTTTCGGTGCTGAGAAGTTTGTCGACCATGACCACAGGGATTCCCTGAAACGTCATGACAGGCTTGCCAGACAGACCGCTCTCATCCGGATAGAAGTTCACGTTCTGCTTGTTCTTCATCGCGATCTGCATCTGAGCATAGATGCTACGGTTGACGTAGATCGCAGTGTTGGCAAGGTTGCCGGGGTCGGGGAGTCGAGTAATCGCCCGAATCACGTCATCCTCGTCGAAGATGTTCGTTGCGCCAGCCGTCTCAATGTTGGCAATGCGCTGAACCGCACGTTCATCAGCAACAGCAACGCCCCAGTTGATACCGAAGTGAGTAACCATTGCGGTGTACACCCCAACCGAATCATTAACGAGGTCTCGGCCCAAATCTTCCATCTCCAACATGGTGTTGCCACCGCGAGGATATACAAGATAACAGCCGTCCATGCCCCACTGGATTACCCACATCGAAGCAAGGTCGGAGCCGGTTCCACCAGCGCCCACGACGTTGTCCATGCCAAGATCATTATAAGTCGTGGCAAGACCATCAACGGCTGCGGGGTCATCGGTGCTATCGCCGTAGAAGAAGCGCGAGTGCCATGCGCGCCCAAGGGACTTCAGCATGTACGCATCTTTCTGCGAACGAAACGCCTCGGGGTTGGTTGCGATCTTCAGCTCGCGCTCATCAACGCGGCTGTAGGTCTCAAACATCTCAATCGGGAAGCGTACCTGCTTGACCTTTGTGGTCTCATACGCAACGCCCTGATTGATAATACCAGCGGAACCAGCGCCCTCGGTGAGCGACTGAGTCACAACATGTGAGGTAAGGTCGTTTGCTTCCATCCACGTAGCGGTTGAAAGTACGCCGTTCACCTCGGAGAGAGTGTCAACAGCCTGCGCGAGATTCCCTTTCGGGTCGTGCATTGCCTTGACATCTTGGAGGGTGTATTCCCCTGTCAGTGTAGCCATAGCTACCTCCGTCTAATCTTTCGTGCGGGGTACATCTCCTTCATAGAGCCGTAGTTAAAAGCGCCCTGTCTCGGTGCGTCTTTGTCAACGGAGCCGCCTTCGACAAGAGTCTCAGGGGCTAGGTCTGCGCCAGCCTTGGCGAGCGCCTTGATAAGCGCGACGTTGTTCCCGACTGCCGGGTCATTAAGCTCTTTGGCAAGTTCCTCAGAACCATAGCGCTTCTTGAAGCGGTCAATGGCTTTCATGTTCGCCTCGTAGCTGTCACCCCAGTCTTTCTTCAACGATTCCGCTACCTGCTCTACTGCTTCGGACGCCGCTTTCTTCTGGTTCTCGATGCTCTCTTTCGAGGTTTCGGTGAACCATTCGTAAAGCTGCCGCGCCTGTTGCTTTGTCAGCCCCAGTTTATGAGCAGTCTCGGTGTACTTATCTAGACCATCTCCATCAAGTTCGTACCCACTGGGGTCTTCCGGCCTGCCAACGGCAGCAAAGAAGGACTCCCATTCTTCGGGCGGGGCATCATCTGCTGGCTTCACAATCGCTCTGGACTTTAGTGGGATCGCTTCGGCTGCTGCGGCCACAAAATCCTTGTACGATTCATAGTTTGCAAACGTGTCTCGGTACTCCCGAGGCAACTGCTCCGTCCATTTCGGCGTAACGCTTCCCTCTGCCTGCGACTCAACACTTCCTTCTGGCGTCTGTTCCTGTGATTCCCCTGCCGAGGGGCCACCGGATAGCACCGTCTGGCTGCTGGCTGCGTCGGCTTCTAGGCCGTCTTTTTCTGCCATCATTTCTCCTTCGGTATAAAGTCTTGTAACAGTTTGGAGAATCCCAGCAATAGCTGGTATTTCTCGCCGGGGGTTACTATCCCCATCTTTTCTATCACACTTATAGCGTAGTTGTGTAGTGGCACAGATTCCTCAAGCGTAAGCCGCCCCAAGAACCCTAGCTCTTGAAGGGAGTCGGCTAGGACATACTGCCCTGTGGTCCCCTCATGCGCTTTCCTGAAGTCCCTTACTTTCTGTGCCGCCGCTTCTTCTGTCATCGGCCACTCATTACCTGTGCCGCCTGAGATGCCATCACTGCGGCCTGTGAGTTATCACGGTTTGCCCGCGCTCCCATCTCCTGCTGCTCTGCCTGCTGCTGAGCCTGCATCTGTTCCGCTCGCTGCTGCCGTAGGGCTCTCACTTCCTGCGGGGTACGGATGGCATCCTGTCGCGCGCCGAACGATTCAAGGATCTCTCGGGTCACAACGTCCATGTTCACTTGGTCCATGATAGTAGGATCGAGCTGTGAATATGGAGCAATCGTCTGGAGGGCGGCTTGTGTGCCCTGCATACGCAATCGCTTCTGGGCCTGAGCAAGAGGGCCGGTGTAGTCGTAGTCAATGACCTCGCTCTCGTAGGCATCAATAAGCTGTTGCGGCGGCGAGGGCATCCGTCCGGCTTCGTTTGCAATGTTGAACACAATGTCAATGATGGGGCTCAGCCCTTCGCTCTGAAGGCGGCCAACAATCGGACCAAGGATGGCTACTTTCTCATTCTGCTTCTCGATGATCTCGGTGGCCGTCATCTCGCGGTCTGACTGCTGCAACATGAGAAAGAAGTCTACATTGAACGCCTGTCTGATAGCCGCTCGCTTTTGCTCCTCTCTCTCAGCTCCAATTGCAAAGTTCCCGCGCGGGGGAGACTCGAACGGCAAGCGGTTGGGGTCCATGTAGTAGTTGTTTGCCCCCGCCCGAGCATCGAAGTCGGTCTTCATCTCGGCGGGCACCCACGTCGGGGGGTCAACCTGCTTGTGAGCGAAGTCAATCATGGCTTCACCCATGTGGTTCAGCATCTTGATATCACGCAGCACGTCCCACGCAGGGCCACGACCATATTTCTCGTGGGGGAGCTTTCGCCATCGCCACGTCGCAATCGGGTTGATGTTGTACCCACCCTCGCGAGCCACGACGTTATTGTCGATGTCTACATACAAAGACTCAAAGGGGCGGGCCAACGGGGATGCCCCGAATTGCGAAATCACCCGCGGACGTATAACG